TCACACGATCACCCCGTTTACGAGGCTATGGCCGTTGCTCATGCCATCAAGATCCCAGCTTGATCGACCGCCAAGTTTTACTCCGAGATATAGCCCTCTCCTCCGCCACCGGGGCACCCCTTCGGCTTCTGCAGCCTCAAGCAGAACAAGGTTTGCCGTTTCCTCGCTACAAACATCATGATGGTGGTAGAGCCAGTCGTGGACTACTGCGCCCTTGTGGCACGTATCGCCAAATAGCAGGTAGGCCAATGGCACACGTGGAACGCTTGCATAGTCGGTAAGAAACCCGGCCTCAATAATGAGCACGCGCCCGCCGAGCACGTCTGACTGATACAGAAACGGTTCATCAATCCGCCAGATGCCACGCCCGGAAGCTGCCAGATCATCTACGCATGTGGTCTTAAGCTCCGAGAGATATTTACTCATTTCCCCACTTGCCCCATCACCCAATCCTGCAGTTGCCCCAGCCTGTCCAGCCCTACCCGGCAATTCTCATAATTTCCCGTAATCACCGGCAGGGCCTGTTTGGCCGGTACCGGTTTACCGATCGCTACCAGCTTGTGTGCCGGCAGCATGAGTTGCGCCGGAGGCATCGGATAGCTTGCCGCTGGCGGCTTCGTCATGGAGCCGCACCCACTCACGATCAAGCACACAATTACTGCCAGTCCCTTTGTCCACATATCGCACCACCTCCCTGTCGATCGTTCGATAGACGATCTGTGTCTGCTCGGCCTGCGCCGTTGCGCTGGCATCCACTTTCACGGTTACCGCCTGCTGGTGCTGAGTCACATCAGCCGCCTTCTGCACCTGGCTAACAACCGCCCTACTATCAACCGCATCCGCCCGCCAGCCTCTCGTTACCCAGCCAAAGAAAAAAGCCGCCACCAGCAACACGCCAGCAGCGGCCAACTTGGCCCATGTCGGGATCAGGTTCATTGTGCAGTCTCTCCGGCCGATGCTGCAGACACGTCCTTAGCCACCTCTGCCGCTGCCATCGTACCGACTGCATTAGCGACCTGGGCGACGGTGCTGGTCTGAGAGACATCGGCACGCTGATACGATGTTGCAGCGTGGAAGATCCCCAGGCTGGCCAGCACCGACTCCAGTGCGTAGATGAACTGCTCTGCCGGGGCCTTGCCCAGCAGTACCAGGGCAAACCAGATCAGCAGGATGGCAACAGCGGATAAGAACTTCACATCAAGCAGCTTTTGCATTATCGACTTCCTCATCAGGGGTAAACACGAACCCGGCCACACGCGGGAACGCTTGGAAAATCCACTCAGGGAACGACATTTCATGGATGCCGTGATTTTTGTGGCGGTGGAATTTGGAATGCAGCACCAGCATGTTTTCCATGCTGTCGATAAAGGTTTCGGGCTTGGCCGGGTCAAAGGCATGCCAGTCGAAGCCGCGAGCCTCTGCCAGCTTGCATAGCATCCAGACCAGAGAGTGCTTAGCATCGAAAGTCGCGTCTGTCGGCTGATCGGTAGTTAGATCCAGTACGGGCAGAACGGTGATTTCGCCCAAGGCAATGGCTTTTACCTTGATCCAATCGACAGCCCCAGAGAATGCCCACTCACAAAACAGATGGTGATACTCCGTGCCAATGACCTGGCCGGATATCGCACACGGCAGCTGCGCTTTGTGCCCTGCCGCCTTGGTGTGCTTAAACGTTGGCGACTCAGTGCGCGGTGGATGCGCGGGGTAGAACACGTCTTCTGTCAGCGTATCGCGCTTCTCGTGCTCATTATTTGGTACAGACATTCTGCCTCCTGAAATGAAAAAACCGCCCGGAGGCAGCTGTTGGCAATTAGAAAAGTAAGCAAAATTTTAGGCGGAAGGCATTACACCGGTGGCCATGGCCTGGCACAGACGCTCGGCCCTGACCCCGACTTGTTTAAACCACGCGCTGGCCTTCATACCGTTAGCTGCGTCGCCGTACCTGCCGGACTGGATAGCAGCCAGGGTGTTATGAAATGCGAGCAGCGTCCCAACCCCGAGATTGAACGCCATGTTCGCTACCACGCGCTGGCGCACCTCGTCGAGCTTTCGCCACCACGGCAGATGGGCATCGAGCCCGGCAAAGGTCTCCTGCAGGTCTCCGTCCAGCAGTTGATCGACTTGAGCGTCGGTCAGCGGACAATGCCAGCCGACCGGCAGCGGCTTGGAGCGGCAGTTGTGGCCTACACCAACAGTCGGAATGCCCTTCGTGTCGGCGTAGATCGTGTACCGCACGCCTTCGTCTCGCCGCAGTTCTGCAATTAATGGCTTGATGTTCATTTCGGTGCTCCGCCGTGAAACACACCCCAGATCATCGCAAACGATGCCGCCAAGCCCACAATCCATTTCACCACCGTCCCGATAACGGTCAGGGTTTTGAGCCCAGCCTCCATGCGGTCGGCGGCCTCCAGTAGCTGCACAAGCCTGGCCTTCTGCTCTTCCGTCAGTTCACTCACATTCGCCCCCTTTGTTGGCGTAAAAAAACCGCCTCATGGCGGCAGAAATAATGAACCCCGCACTGGGCGGGTTAGGTGTTTGCTGGGTAGGCCGGTTTAGTCGGTAGCGCTGTTGGTATCGTCTCGGGCTGTGACTCGCTGAGTATCGCCCGGAGCGCAGCCCGGTACTCCATGAATGTCACCACGTCAGCAGCGGTCAGCGTTGTTTTGCCGAGGGCGACGGCTTCGATGACGCGGTGGACGGTAACATCTGTGGCGTCGAGCGCGGACTGGGCGGATACCTGATAATTTTTCCATTGCTCATCAGCAGTTGGGGCCGGTGGCCACGGCGATGGCAACTCGTCAACGTAGGTTTCACCCACGCCACAGTCGGACTCAGAAATGACAGCGCGCGCGCCGTTTTGTGCATTAATCGCGTAACCCATACACATCTCCTACAGAGCATCAATCCAGCCCAACACAGCAGCAGCACCCGTTGAGTTCGATGATGAGTAATAAAAATTTTTGTTATTATTTGGCAGAAAAATGGGGATAATGACGGCGGGGCAGCTGAAGCTGCCAACACTCACGCCCGATGCGGCGCTGGTTGATGCAATTGACACTGAGCCGCTGGTACCCGATGTGTTAACCCCTCCCGTGACATAGATTTCTGCAGCAGTTGCCGGACAAAAACCCACAGTTGACACAGTGCCCGATGTTGTCCCTGACGCTATTGTCGGGGACGACGTGAGATTGGTTCCTGCCAGCGGCGTGTATTGAAAGAATGCATCCTGCTGCAACCCATTCAAAAACCAGTAATTCGTCGCAGCCTGGGTTTTGTTCGCGCCTATCCGAGCAAAATACGTGTAACCACTCGGTAGCGTCGGTGCGGTAGCCGACAGCGACCACAGCAGTGCGCTGGTCTGTGTCGTCGGGTTGTAGATGACAAACAGGTTGTAGAACGTGCTGTATGCCCACGAACCCGTGTCTAGGGAGTTTGCAACGCCAGCAGCAGCCCCACTGCTCGCAGTCAAATTGACGTTGCGCATGGTGAAGTAAGCGCCAGCGCTATTTTCGAGCGACAACTCGTTTGCAGTGACCATAACCGCTGCACTGGTCCCCGTGTAACTAATTTGCAAATTGGAGCGAAGCCCTCTAACACCTGATGACGCCGCTGCGATTGCGGCGGCCATCTGAGACAGCGGCACGGCGTGTTGACTCTGTGTTGCGTTTGGGACCTGCACGGAGCCGCCGGTGCACTCCAGCAGCACCCACGCTCCGTTTCCACTATTCAGGGTTGGATTCCAATAAACCAGTGCATTGCCGCCAGTAAGTAGCTCGCCACCCTGCAGCGCCGCATGTGCACCGCCGACAAGCGCATAAGCCGTTCCCGATGCATTTAGCGTGCAGGAGCCCGGGTTGGTGTTTTTCACCTTGAACCAGAACGGTGCCCACGGCACCGGCGCGGATAAAGCAGGGGTAAACGCAACGACGCAAGCTCCGGCCGCGCCGGTGTCCACGCCAACGTTCGCAGTTGACGCTTGCAGCAATGACTGCACCTGTCCAAGTTGGGCGGCATGCCCGCTCGCTACAGCTGCTCCAACCTGCAGTGCCCCGGCCCCTTGCCCAACAAGCTGGAACCCACCGGATGCGCTGGAGAACTTTGCCCTGTACATGCCGACGACGATTTCTCCGCCCTGTAGCGCGCCGGCCATGCCAGTTAGGGGTTTTGCACCAAAACCCCAGGCATTCAGAGTAGATGCACCGGTATTTGGATGCGCAGCGTAGAACGACACCTCCAGCCCGTCCGATAACGCATCGGGAACCGGGCCAGCAGGAGTGGCAACATAGGCGTTAGCCGCTCCGCTGTCCACGGCATAGTTGCTGTTGCCCTTCAGAATCATCTGCAGGAGGTTGTTCTGCAAAATTGGGGCTGCGCTGTATTGGGCAATGTTGCTGGCAGTCAGCGACGTTGCGCCGTACGGTACCGTGACAACCCACAGCCCGACATAGCCAGTATCCGGCGTGGGGGTGACTTGCGCGCCGGTCGTGGCAGCTACGCCAGCCTTGATCTGGTAGGCAATAATCCCGTCACGAAAAGTATTGCTTGTTGCGCTGCTATTGTTCGGTCCGGACCAGGGAGAAGCCGGAGTGGCTGCGTCGTAAAACTGCAGGACAACTGGACTGTTACCGGTCGTCGGGTCAAGGCTGATGTCAGAATCCTGATATTGAGCTTCAATCAGGTAACTGATTGATTGGCCGCTGGAGCTTGGCGCGGCAAAAGTCGCTGTTGTGTAAGAGCCAAGCTGAATGCCCTGTTTCAGGATGCTATACGTGCTATTGATCGGCAGCGTTCCGCAGACAGTAGCCTCAATGGCTTCCATTTGATACAGCTCGCCAGCGCCAACCTGCACGGTCATTCCTGCGGGGCTGGTTGGCGTGCAAGCAAGTCCATTGACGAAAGTAGTTGTGCCGAAAGCAGTCGCGCACGACTTGGCCAGTGCAGTCATGTTGTACTGAGCCTGTGCGGAGAACATCCATTCGTAAATTTGCTGCCCTACATATGTTTCAATTCGTCGCATGGCGCGCCCATAAAAAAAGGCCGCACATGGCGGCCTGTTGAAGGATAAATTTGGTTAATTCGAAACGCAGACGCCAACATTTGTGCCAATTGGCCGTGTTGCGTTGATTGCTGCGTAAATACTGGAATCGCTGGCAACAGAAATCTCATCAGCTAGAGATCCGGTGTAACTCAGCGTGCCGGAAGTGTTGAGAGCAGACCGAGAAGGGGCATTGGCGTACGCCGCCCCGGCAGAACCACCGGTAACGAGAGGTCGATAAGCGGTGATTAGTGCCATATATGGCACCAATGAACCCATACGAGCCACACCGCAGAAGCTATTAATACCTGGCGTCCCTCCGCATGACCCTGTGTCAAGCGGGCGGTTAGGCTCAAAGATGACCGGCACTCTGCCCGTCAAAACCGTCAGAGTTTCTGTCATGGCTGGGCGGCTGCCAGCAGGCATAAAAATCATCGACTGAATACGCGCAATGTACGATGCATCAGACTCTGATGGATTGCGTGGCAGGCTTGATCCGAAAAAATCTTGCGCCCAAAGGTCAACCCATACCCCAGATGACGTGCCAAGCCGCGCCTGGGCTAGTGCGTACTGGATCAGGTTGTAAGTCACTACAAACACGGAGGCGATGCCAGTGAGCACCGCGGTGATATACGGCGCTTCGCTCCAGTCACCGAACCAGCCTCGCGGCAAATATGACTGCAGCCGCGACAGGATGTCGCTTTTATCTCCAGTTGACATATCAAACCACCGTGATTGTGCCAGCCAGAATGCGCTCGACGTTTGTGCAGGACAGATCCGCCGTACCGCCGTTAAGCAGCACATTGGTGACATTGGTTACACCGGCAACGCCATATGCTGTTGTGGCTAGCATCGACCATGGCAACATTGCGTCATCTCCAAGGCCATTGATATATGACTGGATCGCGGTTTGAACCAAGCTAACTACCGTGCTGTGCGTATACCCGGAGCCAGTCGTGATATTCATCGATACTGCGGCGGTGATGACGGTTGGCCCGTGGACGCTGTAGGTCACGCATAATGGCCTAACGGCTTCGACTGCGTTACTGACGTTGGCCAACGTGGTAGATGATGGCGACCCAGTTCCATCATCCGCGATGACAGTAAACGTGCCGTTCTGAGCCGTTCCGCTGTATAGCTGGTTCTCCAGAATGACCCCTGTAATGCTTTCTCCTACCGACTCGATGGCATTCATGACCGCCGCGAGCGTAGCTTTTGACAGGCTAGCGATCCACAAGACAAATCTCGTTCTGGCCGCTGCATCCGTCTCCTCCGCATATCCATTTGAGAACGCCGCTGCATTGGTGACGTAGTCGATGCCGGATATCGCAGATCCCAGCGTGTTCAACGCCCCCTCTGCCAGGTTCCCCGCAGTGCCGGCCGTCGTACACTGCACAGAGATTTGTGCGCTGGCTTGGCCTGCAGAAATGACGTAATAGCCAAGTGTTTCGCTGTAATTCGCATTGTCTGTATCGGCAATGACCTCGAATGTTACTGTGCCATCGCTGGATTGAACCGTCGCACCAATAGGTATGTCTGCTGCGTTCGTCGGCGTGTACCTGGCGAAAGTTTCTTGCCCACTGGCGGCCCCCGCTGCTTCTCGCGTGAATCCAAACTGAGCGAAAAAGCTGTCCAGGTCGGTCCCGCTGGACGTTGAGGCCCGTGTCACAGCGAGAACAGCAACAATAAGGCCTTGCAGCCATAGTGCGACGCCTGCAGTTGCTTGGCCTACCGCCAGAAGTACAGAACCCTTGGTAAAATTAATCAGCGCTGACGCAGAACCCTGCACCGCTGTCGCGAAGTTGCTGACAATGGTCGTAAATGATTGTGTGCTGAGTGCCATAGTCGCCTACTGAGTGACATCAAAATCAACCGTCTGCTGCTTTGAGGTGGTCGAATCGGTGTATTGAATAGTGATGCTTGAGGTGTTTCCCACCTGAGATACCGAGATAGCCGGAACAGGCGATTGCTTGACTGCGGATTCCTTCAGCATTTGGCCCTTGATCAGTGCCTTTATTGCTGGCGTATTGCCAGGGGACCCGACCTTACGCCCCAACCCGGCTCCGTAGGTCGGTGCCCATGGGTAATCCGGCGATGCCGTTATCTCTCCGGTCGAATTTGTAAGCTGAGGGTTTGTGAGCAATCGCCGATAGATCCGTTGAACTCCAGTTGTTGGCTGGTCCGCAAGGAGAAGGTCACCGGTTGATGAAGGTGACAGGTCGCCGCCGTAGTAGTGATAAACATCAATGGTCATTTCGAGCGCCCATAAAAAAACCCGCCGAAGCGGGTTGTTGCTGGGGAAGCATTCTTAGCCGCCTGTCACCGTTGATGTGATTTGCGAATCTGTCATCTGCTGGTTAGGTACGCTCGTTTCCGATCCAGGTGACTCGGATGTGTGCGTGTGCTCGTTGAACAGAGACATAAATGCTGCGGTAACAAACCCCATCAGCGATTGGCCGGATGCGCCAAGAGTGATAGCAGGCGCGGTGATTGCCGCCGATACTGACGCGATGACTGAGCAAACCTTTGCCGTGATCGTCGCGTTTCCTGTAGCCGTAATGTTGGCATTGCCGCCGACGGTTACATTCGTATCGCTGGCGGAGTTGACTGATACCTTGCCGTCATTGGTGAGCTTCAGGGCGCTTTGTTTTTGGTGAACCATCCAGATTTCCCCGGACGGAACCGGTATGGCTTGCTGGCTCGTTGAAAAGTATCGGCCAACAATAGATCCAGAAGAGCGGTCTCCATGCTCGAAAACAACCATTACTTGATCGCCAATTTGCGGACCAACGGCAACGCCCCACCCATTGCCGATGCCAATAGCGCCAAGCGGCATCCAGTTGCTTTCAATTTCCTCTGGCTGAATCAGCACCTTTACAGCGTGCGACGATGCATCATAACTGCTTATCGTTGCGTGCTCGGGCATGGTGATATCACCCATCGCGGCCATTGCCTGCTGACGCATGGCATGGGCAAGCAAGTCATGTCCGCTGCTCATAACATTACCTCAGATGATGGGGCGTGATTTTTTGCGTCCACTGTCATGGCGTAGCCATCCGTAACTGATAATTTTCTGCTGATTGAATCTGGGAAGTAGCTCTGATCGAAGTCGGTGCCAGTTCCAGACAAGCGAATTATCGATGTTGTGTCGAGGTTGTTGTCCCCCGGCATTGTTATCGCAATGCTCATTTCATGGGCAATGATCTGCTCATACCAGTTCTGAGCCATCTTCAATGCTTGCTCTTGGGTAAGGTTTGGCACGCGCTTGCTATAAGTCTGAATGCCCGCCCCTACAGACGACTTGCCCACCCTGATGGTTTTTTGTAATTTTGTTGGGTATGAAACAGAAAACCCTTTTGCGAACTTCTTGTTCCAGCTGCGAATTGTGACCTGAATTCCGCGGGACACAGTTAATGCGCGTTTGAGCTTAATATCCTCAAAATTAGCAGTTGGCACCCCGTCAACTTCAGAAACGGTATAAACCAAGTTGTATGGTTCGTTTTTCGCCGGATCTGGCGCTGGCGCAAAATAGAGGCTTTGACCGCGCACCCAGACTCTAAACCCTTCGCAATCAGCCAAGAAACTCAGGATGTCCCACTCAGACTGAGCTGTAGCAATGTGGACATGATCAATCGAGTAGTATTTACCGGCCTTGGTTGTTGTTGCTGTAACGACCGGAGTAAGCCCATGCTTTTTGGCTAGAGCTGTGGCAATCTGGCTAGACGTCTGGTTTGGCCATTTTTCTGACGTCTTGGCATCGATAAAAACCCTGGTCAAGTCACGCCCAGATACGGATACCGTATACCGGACTGGGTCAATTTCGATACTATCAACCTGGCCGTAAATCCAGCTCTTAAGATCCGCACAGCTGAAGTTTTTCGGATCAGCAGGAAAGCCAATAAACAACTCAACAAACTGATCCTTCTGCTGCGAAAACCACTTGGCATTGCGGTCGTCGGGAAGTTTAGAGCCAGCAAAAGTACAGTGGAATGTATCGGCTGAATAATAGCCGACGTTATTGACCTCTAACTCAACCCATCCGGTTATTAATTCGCCATTGACCTTAACCGCCCCGCGCGGTCGGCGAGAGGTAGATTCTGTGAATGGTGTCATGACTAAGACTCAAGAACGCCGGTGCCGCTCACATATGGAGGGATAGTGAGCGTGACAATACCGGTAATAGTTGGATCGGTGAGTCCGTTTGCGCTGGCGATTAACGTCCATGCAGTTGGGTCGCCATATTGCTTTGCCGCAATATCGAACAGGTTCCCACCAGAAACAGTGACTGTTTTGATGCTAGAATTAACCAGCTGAAGGTTTTTCAGAATTCGCCCGAGCAAACCCTGAAGCTGAACAAGGCTAGTTTGTGTATTGTTGGCGGCCAGCTGCGCTTCGTACGCCGCGAGATTTACCGCGGGCGTATTCGAAGTTGACATACCGCCAGGCGCGCTAGCGCTGGCCAGCGTTTCATCAGTCGAGAGGGATAGTGTCGAAACATTAGAAATAATGGCCGAAACAGACTGAATCAGCGGAGCTACAACGCTATAAGCCGCACTAACAAGTGAGCCAATAGCATTGATGTCACTAACTAGCGTGCTTACGGAGCTGGTGATCGATGGTACGTCAGCGGCAAGCGTGTTCGCAGCATACATATCATCACTGATGTCATCGTCAATATTACCTAATGCGTCAGTTGCCCCTGCCGAAGACAGATCCTCTAGGACTTCCAGCGTGATCTTGTACGGTATATGGCCTAGTTTGTAATTCGGTTTGAACTCACGAATAACCACGTTAAACAGCAGTTCATCGAACGACAACAGCTGAGTAACTCCAGAATCTTTCAGCTCCTGGACCTGCATTGCACGGTCGAGCGCCGACGATCCGTCTGAAGTCGGGAAAAAGAACCCTGTCCACTCTATTGGGTCAGGATCAACCCCCATTACGTCAATAACGCGAGCTCCGCCCACCAGTTTTTTAACAGAAAGCATCTGTCCACCGCCAAACGGCAGGCTTTCGGGGACTTCCATGTCCTGAAACACGAAATCGCCTAGAACGAGTTGCGTCATTGGGGCACCAAAAGAAAAGCCCCACGGAGACCGTAGGGCTGATGAGAGAAACCGCCAGAAGTGTTATTTAGCGCATGGATGCTGGCATTGGCATTGCTATACCGCCATCGTGGCGACCGCCTGAGTTGGCGGCATTGGTCGCCTGCCCCTGGTGCTTTGAAACAGTCTCGGCCATTTTTTTGCCATCAAGATTGGTGGTTGTATGGACTTGGACAAAGGTTCCACCCTTGGCGTTATAGTGGACCTCGGGAGATTTATCCCCCATGCCAAAGAAGCTTTTCACCCGGTTCCATGCATCCATTAATGTCTGGGGCATTTCATTCCATATTTTCTTGAGCTTTGGCCATATCGTGCTCCAGTTTTTATATCCCAAATAGAGTGCAATGGATGCTGCAGCGATGGCCAAACCAATAGGATTCACCATTAACGCCCGACCGAAGTTTAGAAAAATTATCCCAAGACCCCTCATCCCCACCCCAACAAGACTAAACAGACTGCTAATAGCGCTAGCGCTCCGTGCCGCTGTTCCTATGACCAACTGAAGAAGGCCAGGCCATTTCCCAAAAACGGTATAAAGCAGACCAAATCCACGTCCGGCCGCCCAGAACATATTGATCAGGCCACCTCCAACCAGGAAGGCCGATAGCCCGAGCAACGCCCCAGAAAATATTTTCACCGCCCCGCTGTTTTTCTGAATCCATGTTGATGTGGATTGCAGTACTGGGATGAGCTTACTTGCAGCGGAAATGGCCAAAGGCAACACCGTTACGCCAAGCTCCAACATCACACCGGACCACTTCGCAGACAGATCGGTCATCCTGCCCTGAAGTGTTTGCTTGGCGTCTGCTATAGTCGCATCGACGCCATGGGCATTCCTGGCGTTTGCGGCATCTTTCATGATCACACCCAGCTGCGTAGCCGAGATTGACGCCAGGTTCGCGCCAGTGCGATTCGACATTATGTCGTTTATCGTCTTCAGGATCGTTGACTGGTCGGTAATGCCCTTGGATTTCAGCTGCGGCAGAAGAATATCTTTTATCCATCCGACCGGGTCAGCCTTTAGTTCGTCAGCGCCTTTGATGCTCTTTAGGGTTGTAGTGGTTTGCTTCTTGTGCCCAACCTTCCCCTTGGACACTTCTGACAAAGTACCAAGCCCAAGACCGGCAATCTCCGCCATGGCCTTTTTGGTTGTTCTCCCTGCGATCAAGTTCTGATACATGCTCATCAAGGCGGTACCGGCACGGTTCCCCCCCATCTCAACAATGAGGCCAGAAAGATTCTGCATGCCACCGTCGCTGAGAGATCGCCCCGCAATGCCGGCAGTAGACATAAAGGCGCGCAGCCCCTTTGCATCGATCACACCGCCAGTGGAGTTTTTCATGCGCTGCATTAGATCCAGCTCACGATTGAATGCGGCAGGGCTAACCGTGCCTCCTCGCATTTCAATGACTTTTGCTAGGGCCTTGGTTTCACCTTCGTCTATGCCGTGGCCACTTCCATAAATTGCACTGTTGGCCGCATTCAACTCCGCAATTTTCGGGGCAAAGTGCTTGGCCTCATCATATGACCCGAACGCCGCATGCAAATCTCGTAGCGTATTCATCATTTCCGTGGCAGATGTACCGAAAGCGTTAGCATGGCGAGCCATGTTGTCGGCATCTTTATTCACCGCTTCGCCAAGGTTCATCTGCTTAAAGCGTGTGAGCGCGGTCTGATACTTCTCGGCTTCTTCCAGTGGCTTCTTGAACAATGCAGCAATGCCCAGGCCGCCGGCAAACATCGCCCCGCCAATCGCCATCTGCTTTGCAATGCCGCCCATGCTTTTCTGCAGGGCCTTGGCATCCATGTTGGCGGACTGCAGGTTTTTGCTAATCAGCAACAGGCCTGATGTGACATTATTGATAAGCGATAGCTTTACCGCGACGGAATAGGCTTCGAATGCCATAATGATTTATCCGAAAAGAGTATCCATAAATGACAAAACGATTCCGCGTTCTGCAATGGGATGGTGACAAGGTGGAGGAAGCGCCCCAACGAGAAACACCGAGAGATTGGCGCAACGTTCGAAAACCCGCCCACTCAGATCCGATGACAAAAGAAGACAAGATTGATCGCATTCAGAACGGGCTGCTGCTGTTCACCATGTCTTCCGTAACCTTGGTGTTTGCTGGCCTGGCTTTTGTGGCCTTCTGCGCCATCATCTATGCTATTGTCTCTTCGCTGTTTTAGTCCTCGTAGCCAAGCGACGGGTGTATCCTGCTGCCGCCCAACAGCGCAGAGACCTCTGCTGCCCCAATTGCTCGCATAATGAAATCCTTGGATCTGAACATCGCAGGGCCAAGAACTGGCCTGGCTGGCATTTTTGATGTGCCCACTTCGTGGTACTGCAGGATTTTCCCGGCCCCGTTGTCCTTCGCGCCAATCGCAGCTTCCAGGCCTTCCACGTTATGCGTTATCTCATCGCGCATATCGCCGGTTCGAAGCAATGGCGCATCCACCGGGTAGCCGTGTGATGCCTTGTTGAACTCGGTGGACTCAGCCAGGTCAGCCCATGCTGCAAATGGCCCTGCGGCTGCCTGGTAGTGCCCTATTTCCTTCTTTGCAATCGACTCGATATGTACCGCGCAGTCCTTCAGGCCATCTTGAAGATATCGAAGCTGCCTGGCTTCTGCAGCGAGTAAATGCATGGCCAGGGCTCCCATGTCGGCGAATTCACGCATCTTTGCGCTCCTTGAAGGACATTGTGTTGAAATCGAACTCCTGCCCTTCCATTTCCGAAAAAATGATAGCCCAGCCAGCCCGAGTAACGTCGTCAAGCTCGAAAGCAACATCAAACGGTACGCCGTGCTTTACCAGCCAAAGCGCCTCGCGGATAGGCCCGGCCTGAACTACTTTTTTAGGGCTTCTTTGTCTGCCTCGGGGTCTTGTTTGCCGAATTTTTCTTGAATTGCCAGCATGACCGCTTCAACGCCGGCATCGTCCAGCCGGGAAATAAGCGCTTCAACCTGGCTCTTTTGTGCGGGCGTTGGAACCGGTTTCCCATCGATGGCAATGACGTACAGGATGGGCAACACCCATGCCATGTAGACTTCATTTTTTGCAGACGCGCCCATCATCTCGATCAGCCTGTACTGAGCCAAGATTCCCGGTTTTTTGAGGGTGAGTTTTCTGCCGTTTGAATCCTCAATAATGAATTCTTCGGCAACTTTTTTGACAATCTGCTCGCTAGGGGTCTCCTGGCGATCGGGTTTAATAGATACTTTGCTTGCCATTTTCGATTACACCAGTTGGATTTTTCTGCCAGCTTCAACAATCATCTTCTCGGTCACCTTGTCTTGCGCCTTCCATGACCCCGCGTCCTCTGGAGCGATGGCGACATCAAGGTACTGCCACTGAGTTGTTGTTCCGTCGAGTTCCTGAATGGTCTGCGTGAGGAAGATTTCATCTGGTGCTAGCCCAGCAAAGAAATCGGCCTCAACAGCGGCAAAATAAGTGTCAAACGAGGCATCCATTCGGTCCAGCTCGATGGAGCCAGAGTGACCATCGGGGATAACGCGGTGCTTTATGCGGCCATCAATGCCGACACTTTTCACCTTCACAACGGATGGCTTCATGTTGAACAAGGTAATGCCGTTGAAGGTAATGGTCCCGAGTGAGGCGCTAATAATCGTCAGTTGGTTACCGTCGCGCCCGACGTTAAAACTATTTGTTCCGCTCATCTACGCGGCTCCTGAAATAGAAAAAGCCCGCACATGGCGGGCTCTTGTGGTTGACGGTTACTGAACGGTTACTTGAACGCTAGAACCGCCCTGCAGGCTAATCAAAAACGTGCGAACAATGGCTTGGTACTTTACTTGCACCAGAGCCTGCATTACGCCAAGCGTTACATTCGCATCTGGGTTATTGCTGGCGTTCAGTGTGATCTTGAACGGCACTGCCTTCGGGTTATTTACGTCCCCGATGTACTTGCTTACAAGCCAGAGATTAGTCAGGAATGCGGACAGAGAATCAATGACCTCCTTGCGTAGGTCAGGGGTTTGCGGATTACCGATAACGAACCCGTAGTTGGCCGCCAGCGTCAGCGCCAGGAAGTTTGTCATCGTGGTATACGACTCGGAGTTCGTTGCCGCAGCCGATGATGTATTGCGATCGGTCTGGAACCCGAAGTAATTGCCGCCGGCGCTTGGATTCGCCAGATAGTCCAGTCGTCCGTTGCAAGCTGCCAGGGCTTCTGCGTCAGAATACGGCTGATTCGCAGCGCTGCGAATAGTGCCAATCAGGCAGCTGATTTCCTTGTTCAGGGTTGACTGGTTTGGCGCTAACATGGCGCGCATCGGCCCCCAGAAGGTTGCCGGGCCAAGCAGTCGCTGCACGTTGTTGACCGTGTCCTGCCAGTACACCCAGTCTCCGTTCAGCACCTTCAGGCCATAGCTATCTACGCCAGCGGTATTCATCGCTGTGGCGGTAGTCGCAATGGTAGTACCCGGGGTCTCTTGAACCCCGCCGAAGATGCCATTCTGAAGGCAGAACGTACTGATGGTCCCCCAGTGGCTTGGGGTCTCGTGATCGACCAGATTCATGGTCATGACGTTCGTCGATTGATGGCAGTACATGCCGGTCGGAGGCGCAGTGTTCGACCCAATCAGGGTTGAATCTGTCACCCCTGCCGCGCCATCGGTACCACCAGATAGGGTGTATGTTGCAGCGGCCGGTACCGCGATTGATGTTCCAATCGTGGCCACAGCAATTTGTGATGCTGCGCGCACGCCGGACTGGCCGTTATTGACTGCGCTGACAAGGTTTGGCCACACGCTGGTAGCAAGAGCGATGGAGCCGCCCGTCCCTGCGCCACCGTTCAGAGTCGCAGTTGCTGATGTGTAGCCTGAGCCAATGACGCTCGGGGTGTACACGCCGAGGCCCCAGACCAGGTTTGCGGTGGCACCAGTGCCTGCGCCCGATGTTGCAACCATGGCAACCGGGTTCGTCGGAGCTGATCCGCCCGAGATTGAGCCAGCCGTTTTTACGGTCATCGCGGTAATCACGCCGCTCGCAGCGGTAACCGTCAGCACCACGCCATTCGATAGGGTGATGGTGTCGCCAGTGACGAAACCGGTACCCCCGGACCCTACCGACGCGGAAACGGCCTTGATCGAAACAGAGCCGGTTGCCTGCGTGCCGCTGGAATTCTGAGGGGCGGAAATCGTGACCGTTGGCGTCGATGTATAACCGGTGCCGGGGGTAACCGTACCGCTGGCAACACCCTGAGTGAGGTTATCAAACACTTCGCCAGAGAAGCCCGGCAGCGCAAGGGTGAGTTTATAGCTGTTCGCCTGAGTGCCAGCGGCAACAGTCGCGGCCAGAGAGTTCCCGAGAATGCCGGTATACATGCCGGTGATCGTCGCGCCATTCACGCCAGCCCCATCCAGAAGCTGGGCAGTCGCAGCTGTGTCGGTGCCATCGGTAACGCGCACGCCGTAGTTATTTGTCTGCCCAATTTGCAGGGCAATTGCAATGGCGGAGGCCAGGTCGCGCATCCGCACGGTTTGGTTGCCCCAATTCGCAGCATTTGCAGACGGCGAGCCAGTCACCAACGGCGAGTTGACAGGCCCCCATGACGCAACACCGACGAGCCCGTATCCGTTTGTGGCAACGCCAGCAACAACGGCGGGAGGCGCAACGATCTGAACGTCAACGCCAGGTGCCATTGCGCCAGCAGTATTAAGTTGGCCAAACTGATAAATCATGAGTAATCACCCATAAAAAAGCCACCCGGAGGCGGCTTGATTCGAAAAGTTGAGGGAGTTAGGCGACGAATACGCGGCGGACGTGGTGAGCGGTTTCGCTAGCCAGAACATCAGCTATTTCGGCGTCATCGGTGATCGAGTCGCCGCGCCTGTACTTCCCAAACGGGTGGATCACAACCAGGTCGTGGCTTTTTGCCTGCACAGAATCCTGTACATCGGTTTCGGTATCGTTTGCCATCAGTAGCTCCGGGAGAGGATCGGAGTACCGTCCTCGGTTTCAAATGTGGTTTTGACCGCAACGACAGTTGCAACTTGCTTGGTCACAGTCGTGGCGTATTCAATGGTGTAATTCAGATCACGGCGGTAAATGGTAGCGTTCTGGTTCTCGTCAGACAGCCGGCTGCTTTTGTACTGGATGCGAGCGCCGAATCCATCAACCATCGTCAGAAATGTGACCGGGGCGAGCGCTGTTTTGATCGCGGACCCGATTGTCGCCCTGGTTGTTGAGTCCGGAGCCCATACGGTTACCATGAACAGCTCTTCCTGCCGCTCCCATTCGGTGGTTACTGTGCCGGTTGTCCCTACCCGTGCGGCTTGAACAGAGGTTCCAGCTGGCAGCGTAATCACATCGCCAGAGCTGGTCGTCCCCGGTAATCCCCCAGAGATCAACGTGGCCAATCCGGTTGCAATGCTTGTCAGCGTGTCAGATGACTGGATTGGATAGATGAACGCCTGGCCATTCACGATCGCCGCGACGTTCTGTGCGGAAAACGGTGATGGCATTGCGCCGCCGACCGTTAACTTGTTGCCGCTCACTGTGAGCGTAATCGTTGCTGCAGCAATCGACATTACGTGTGATTTTGGCTGATAGCGGGTGGTGTTCCGCTCTACCCCCGGAGACTGGAATACGCTCACGTGGGCGATACCATTTGCTATGTCGGTCTGCAGAACATTGGGAATAGGCCAGCCCGTGCAAACCTTAATCGTTGATCCGGTTACACTCGCCGAACTTGTTCCATCCGGATAAAGATGCCCGGCGATTTGAGTGGCGAGCGTGTTAAGCACGTCCTGAACATCAGCCATATTTACGCCTGCTGTTGCATTGCTGTGATGCGCCACCCCATATCTGTGAGTTCGGCGCTGGAGATGAGATACTTTCGTGACAAATCATCGGTGATAATGTCCGATGATCGGATAACTACGTCATTGACATACGGAAGAATGATCTGCCACCAAGGGGATTTTGAGTCTGTCGGGAGCTTTGTCTCATTGTGCTCGCCAACTCGCCCCTGCAGCACGCTGGCAGGCCAGCCGCTCATCAGGGTTACCTCCGTTTCTGTCGTGTCGCCCGCGTGTCCGACAAAGCCCGCAGATGCGCCCATTGAGACGCGCAGAACGCTGATGGTTCGGTTGCAGTCAACGACAAAAATCGGCAAAAGCTGCTGCAATGCAGCAACGAAAAACGTGCCCTCAACGCCCACCAGGTAATCGAATACTTTGAGTTGGGCTCCGTCAGCTACGGCATACCACGTAGACATGCCGTAGACGTTTGGACGGGCATATTTCGGATCGTTCGCATTCAGGCTAACAGGTAGACTGGATCGCTCGTTGGCTGCGACTAGCGGGACCGTTGCGCCGCTTGGCCGGAAAAGCTGATACGTGGTACCGACACGCTTCGCTGCCCGAGCATACGCCCCCCACACCTTTACATTAAGCTTCTCACCGTCCATATCAGCACCTAGAGATCATTGATCCGCCATTCCCAAGTGACGGCCCAGGCGGAATACCGATGAACGCGCACATTTGTCGGCGCCATTGGTTAAACAACGAAGTGCGGTTTGCCACTTCACTTTTGTTTCTGGTCCAGATGGATGCCTGATCTGTGTCGAGGTTGTCACCAGCAGCCGGGATGGCAGCCTCCAGCGATGAAAGTGGCGTCAGATATGTCGTAAGCAGGACCGACTCCTCGGCTGCGCTCATGTTTGCCAATCGGTGATTGAGCGTCTGCAGCACGCCTGGCGATACCCATCCATATGCCATGTCTCGGGAATCATCAACGGCAACGTCGCCGAGAAAGGGGTAGCCGGCATACCGCCGCACATCAGTATTCTGCTGCGCAGTCAGTGCCATGGGGCCTCCTATTCGGCTGCGTCAGTGCTTGCGGACTTCTTTTTTGACGGTTTTTCGTCGTCAACCCATGTCCAGCCGAGCTTTTCATGCTCTTCTAGCGACCCGGACAAAATCTGCAGCTTTGGCTCGCCAGGCTTGGCGATAGTGATCAGTTTTTCTTCTTCCATGATTTCCTCGCGGCGGCCACGGAGTTAACCATGGCCGCATATTGGTTAACCCAGCAGAATCGCGGTGTGGCGGGGCTTGATGTTGGCAAAACCATATGCCAGCGAGACCTCGTAACGAACGCGGCGATACTGCAGGTACATCGCCACTTCGAAGGTCAGGCCGGTACGTGGATCGGTGATCAGAGTTCGGTCAGCTGCCATATCACCTTCTTCCGGCAAAGCCGGGGCACGAGTAGCCAGAACGATCGACGAACGAGGGAATGCCATGTTGCGGGTTGCTGCCCCAACAACGGTAACGGCCGCAGCAGAAATGGTGGTGCGCAAGCCGGGGTCAACCAGCGTCAGGGTGCCGGTAGACGAGGCAGCTACGGTCAGCGCAGCAGCGGCAACATATTTGTTGGAATCACCAGCAAACGTAATGATGTCACCAGCCAGGATTGCAACAGTGGACGATGCGGCAGTGGTGATGGTCACAGATGCCGCCCCCTTGGCACCAGTTGCGGTCACAGTGCCGGTTACCGATCCGACCGCAATGGTTTGCACGCCGGCGGATTCACGAAGCTTAAAGCCGTGGATATCCAGCAGAGTGCCCTGCTCTCGCAGTTCAATGGTTCCGGATTCGTTTGCCTTGGTCAGTTGCGCAAGCGAGCGGACCTTAGCGCCAGCAGTGGTGTCGATGACCAGCTGCATGTCACTGGACCAGCCGCCATTGTCGGAGATAATCTTGCGGATATTCGCCGGATCGGACAGATCAGAGGCAAACGGCGTGGTGCCGGCGGTGCCGTATGCACGCGATGCCGATACAGCCAATCCGCCAAGAGCGGCTTCAACCTCGTTCACCAGGGTGCGCATTGCCTGTGCAATCTGATCGCGGCGGATATTTTTGTATCCGGGGCCTGAGTTGACACCCTTTTGCTCTTCACCGGTCCAACGGAATGGTACGGTGCGAGACTTGGTGATGATTAGCGCGTTGTTGGTGATAGTCTGATCGCCATCATCCGCAGGGAGTTGCCCCGGGGTGACGTCCTCGGCAGCTGCAGCGGGGGTGATCGGAATGCGGATGTTTTGACCGATTGCGGCGCGATCAGCCGATGCGTCCAGGGTGACAGCCGGAATGAAGCCCGCCAGTTCACGAGACACAACGTCCAGCGCGTCGTACATATCCGGCATGAGCGCGGTGAGAGTATTTGCCAATTTATTGATTCCTTGAGCCCAGAAACGCAAAAACCCGCTTTCGCGGGTTCATTTGGATGTCGTGGGTGGTTAGTCGGATACTTGTCCGCCGGACTTGATGTGGGCCATCTGTTTGTCAGGTGGCAACGCATCAAAAGCGGATCTATTGAGGGTTTTGGAGCCGATTCCGGAGCCGTTCCCGCCCCCTTGTGCCCCACTGCCACTCGCGCCAGACCCACGGAGGATCTGATCGCGGTGCGGGTATGCCTCGATGAGAGTTGCAAGCGCTTCGTCAAAACCTGCGATTTCGCCTGGCCGTTCTCGTGAGAAAATCTTGTTCCCCGATGCGTCGTAAGCGACGGTTTTCCCGTCCTCAATCTTGAACGCGCTTCCGAATGCGGCTTTTGCGATATCGCCCGGGATGGTTAGCTTCTCGGCGATGAGCTTCGACGAATTGAATGCGCCGCCGATCCGCTCCTCGTACAGCGTGCCTTGCAGTGCATCGCGTTCTTTCTGCATGCCCTGCAGTTCCTCCGCGTAGCGCTTCGATTGCTCGGTCAGGCGGCTTTCGTAGGCTTTCACAGCCTCGGCCTTAACCCGTTCGACTTCACCGGCATCCACCAGCTTTTTGTCATCGAGGTTTTTCAGCACTTCGAGGGCCTTGCGGGCAGCCTCTGCATCGTCGATGCCTTCGAATGCCTTGGCATGTTGCTCCGCAGCCTCTGCGCGTTCACGGTGGGTTTTGGCTTCGCCGTTCAGTCGGGAAATGGTTGCAACGGTGGCCGCTGCATCAAAAGCGATTTCCTTTCCGTCCTCATGCACATAAACCGGCTTCCCGTCAGACACCACTACGTGGCCGTTCTCATCGAGCTTCAATTTCATTTTTGGCTATCCTGCCTATTCAATGGGCCATCCGGCCCGGTCCGCCGCTTGGCATCCGCGTCACGGCAATAAAAAAGCCGCTGAGGTTAGTCAGCGGCTGGTAATGCTTAATCTGATAACTGAACGGCCCCGGGTTTAGGGGAGTTCTGTGCGATGCGCAGTTTCTCATCTGCCCATTTGATCTCTGGCCGGATCACCCCTCGACGCTGGGCCTCTGCAAACAACGATTCATCAGAGAAAGTGCCATCCAGGTTCATATCTCGCAGCAGTTCCAGCGATGCTTCCGCCAGCGTGGCAACCCCGAAATCCTGATAAATCTGAACATGACCGCCGCTTGGAAGCCCAACCCACTCGGCCATGAGCTGCATGGCGGCATCCAGCGCGTCCTCCTCGTCCTGGACAATCCTCTGCAGAGCGCACATTCCCGGTTCGTTGTCAGCCACCGTCTGTGCGACAGTGGTGTTGCCTGGCTTGATAACGAGTAGCTCGGCCCCGATCTGGCGCATCGCATCCTCTAGATCGAGAATTGACCTGCGCCCGGCCTCAATAGCCGCGCCGGTATGCTCAACGTATTTGAGGTCTGACTCTGCGTTATCCGTTGTTACAGCAGACCCAGCCCCAACAACTATCGGGCTATCGCCCAGATTTCGCCCAAAAAGAATCGGGACCCTGGCTACGTGTAGGATTGATTGTTGGTCGCTTTTTGATTGCCAGTGCTCAACATTCAGATGCGCCAGCTCAATCAGAGGCGGAGAGCCGGTCATAAACCCACAGCGCGTGCCATACACAGGAACAAACGGGATTTTCTGCAGAGATGTCGCGCCCTCGCTATGTAGCTGCCATTCCACCTCGCCACGGTCTGTTCGTGCCTCGCGCCACACCTGCCACCGACCTGGGTACAGTACGCGCACCTGCTCTATAATCTGCTCCCCGAACTCACCATCATATTCCGTGATGCGTTCCACAAATCGCAGCTGCACCAGCACAGACGACCCACGCTCAACTCGAACGCGCCAACCGATGATGTCTTCCACCCTCAGCTGGACGAAATAGGGCCGAACGCCGGCAGACACCTCCTCCGCCACGGTCCTGAGGCCATCTGCGCATGGATAATCGACCAGAATTCCCGCAAGGCCGTGCGATAGTGCGGCCTCGCAGAGGCTAGCAGCGAACGCATGGAGATTTCGACCCTGCAGATCAACGTCGTCCAGCCAAGGTCTGATTTTTTCAGGAACATCGTCACCCAGGGTCAGCGGCTTGCTGAAAGGCTTACCGCATAGAACATCTATCGTACGTGCAAATGCGGGGAAAATCGTTGCCGTGCGCAATCGAGACAGATATGACTGATCGCTCTCAAACGGCCATTGTGGCAAGAATTTTTTACCGGCTGCCCGCATCGAAGCCGTTCCACCCAGCAGGGCATTTACGATCGGCCAGTTGTCGGCCATTGCCTCTACGGTCTGCGATGGAGTTCGAACGTCATTTGACATGGGAGACCTATAAAAAAACCGCATACAGGCATTACATGCGGAGTGATTGTTGTTTCGTCGTGCGCTTCACGATTGGGAACAAGCGGACAATGGGATAACCGCCAGCGTCGTTAACGTGGTCAACGCCGCTTGATTTGTCAGGCTCCCCGTTTTTGTCGTACGCCTGCTGCTCCAGGCCCTCGGTAAATTTTGGGCACCGGTGTGTATTGACCAGCATGCGGCGCTCGCCCTGCCCGTTTAGCAGCATGGCGTTCATCGATAGCACACGGTCTTTTACTGCAGGATTTTGCGACCCCACGCTCAGCGTAAATCCGGCCTGTCTGAGTATCGAAAGATCAGATTCGGACGCACTTTTGCTGCTCGTGTTCTGTCCGGACGCATCGGGATAGATAGTGATTGCGTGTCCGGTGTTTTTCCATCGCTCAGTGATCATCTGCGCCATTTCCGGTGTATCTCGGACATCTACCAGCTCATCAACTGCAATAGGATTGCCGTCGCGAACAACATAAACCACTGCGGCCATGTGCAGCACGTTAAAATCCATGCCGATGTGTAGCGGCTCTCCGGGACGCATCTCTGCGCTAGAGTGGTTCAGTTTGCGGTCGAAGTTCGCGTAAACAGCCCCGCTATTCAGATTGACAAACCGCCCCTCTAGGTACGCCTCAATAAGTTGCGGCGGGTAGCTGGCGCGGAGTGAATCGATATAGTCAGGGGGTAGAAATGGATTTGTCCGTGTCGGGGCCTGAACCATCGCATAACCCGGCTTCGGATTACGACCCCATGTCTCATAAACGAACTGGAAACCCTCTGGCGTGGTGTAGACGCTCACCCGATTAAACGAGTCATTCAGCCCGTTTGGTATCTGGCGATTTCGAGCAATGATCTTGCGCCAGGCCAGCGCGGCCTGTGATTTTTTTAGCGTGTCGATCTCGTCTACGTGTGCCCTATATGACTCATAGCCAATGATGCGCGCCGGATTATCAAGGGTACGCAGAATGAAGTCTCCACAACCGCCATTGGCGGTGTAGATGATGTTTTCCGACTTGTTGTATCGGTAGCGGATACCCAGATCGGACAGCTTTTCCTCCATCCGGGGGGCAAGAATAAGCCGAACCAGGTCATATGTCGGTTCGTACAGGGCCACAAGCGCGTCGGCTGACGACAGGGCGTCGCGTGTCGCGCACATCGCCAGCGCCTCTGTTTTGCCGGTACCAAACCCACCAACGAAGGCGGGATATTTGTCAGGCAACTGGAAAAATCTAGCCTGCGGCTCCGTCATTGTCATGCGGATCTCGCGCATTCTGACCTCCAACTACCTCAATTACGATTTTCCCGACCGGCGACTCGTCCTTGCCTGAGTTTTTGTCACGCAACTCAATGCGCTTCAGCTCAGCGTCAAGCCGACTCTGGATGAGATGCGCCCGCCTGGCTTCCAGCGACTCAACACGCGCCGTCAGGCGGTCTACGATGCTCACGTAGTCGCGGACCTTGTACTTTTCCTCCAGCCTGGCAGAAACATTTTCCGCGCCATCGCGTTCGACTCGCTCGTCCAGCTCAGGCTGGTCGCCGTACTCGCTCTCTTTTTTCAGAGCGCGCATCAATCTGATGCGGGTCAGGCGCAACTCCTCATCGACAGATCCCAGCTCTAGGTCAGCGGCAATCGCCTTTTCCTCGGGGGTCATGTAATCGCTGTAGAGCGAGCCCGGCTTTGCTGCGTGTTTATTGCCTTTATTTGCCTGTGCTACAGCGCCACCGTGCAACTTGCAGCGGGTCGAGCCGACCATTGCATGGCGCTTACATGGCTCCCCGCTGCGGGTTTTGGCTCCGCATTGGGCCATGATTGCCCCTTATTCATGGGATGTTTTCGCAAATCGGTTATTCGACAATCAGCCAGTCATCTGCCAGTGCGTCGCTTCCACTGGGTGACCATGCGGCAACCGAACCGTCAGCGGCCTTCAGGTTCATGTGTGGGCGATAGGTGATCTCTTCCCCCTCGGGGTAGATTCCCAGCAGCGGAGCACGGTTGACCTTGAATTGAGATCCAGGCACGAGATAGACAAACATCCCCTTGCCATTCCAACCTGCGCGCGCGACTTTCAGGCCCTTCTTTAGCGCTTCCATGGCCAAGCAGAACGACATGCCATCTGCAGGCCGATAGGCGGCATCTGCCTCCTCTTTTGGAGACCAGCTGATATAGCCATCATGACGAGGATCGTTTGGTTTTCCGCCGTCGGCATATTCAACCAAGTAACCCTCGTCCAGCCCATTCTCGTTACCGGGCAGCTTCCATCCGCGATATTCGTTGTACTCAGCGCGAGTCATGGGTAGCAGCTTGACCAGTTTGGTGCCGATATGTGTTTTCATGTCATCCCTGATTTTATTTAATCAACTCAGCCACAAGCCGCCTCGGCAGGCTCACGGTCCAGCTGTCCTGCTGCTCTATGCTCAGGTGTTTCGGAGTCTCTGCCAGCTGGAATATCACCCGGTCTCGCTCGATTTCTTTTACGATGCCAGGCCGACCGGATGGCAGGGCTATCTCCTGCCCCACTCTGATCGGCAGTGCATCGAATACGACGCGGGTTTTATCCATGTGCATACGATCCCTGAAAACAAAAAGCCCGCTCGTGGCGGGTATGGATACAACAAGTAGGATTTATTTTCAAAAATGCTTGCCATTTATTTTGATTGGTATTACTATTCAAACATGGAAGCACGAAACACAACTCAACCGCTCAGGAGAAACAAAATGTCCGCACATCACACCCACGCTCAAATTGCTGAAGACTTCAAACTGTGGGGCGAATTTTTCGACACAGGCGCTGAAATGACAGAAGCTGAATTCGACGCGCTGAGCATCGAAGAAAAAATTACCATGCAGGTTGAGGCGTTTGGTCACGAAGCAGAGGCAATTGGTGACGATGACTGAGCATAAGGATAAACGCGGCGGCGCTCGCCAGGGCGCTGGCCGCAAGGCGGAGGATGGCGCGGCCGGTCTGGTGCTCTACCCCATCAAAATGCCGCCGGAGCTGAAAGCGTGGTGCCAGCAGATCGGAGCTGCCGAGGTCCGCAGGATACTCGCGGAAGCCAAGCAGACCTCACAGTAACGCGATCAGACGCCGGTCAGGATGGCCTTTGCCTGCAGCCATGTTTCGGCCTCGCAGCTTTCGAGCTCTTCGAAGCCGGAGTGCAAGTGGTCATCGATCATCTGCCGTTTGCCGTCTGTTTGCAGATATCAAGTTTTCATGACTGCCATCTCCCAGAATGCAAAAAAGCCACACCAAGAGGCGCGGCTTAAAATAGTTTTGATTTCGTATTGCGCTATCAAGAACAATAGCGTATATTGAACTCATGGACAGCAAGCAACGCAGCCCACCGACCTAGCGGTTTCTAGGGTGATCAGATAAAGGATCGACATCATGGCTACCATCACCATCAAGACTCGCAATCACGGCGACGCCACCTTCTTCGTTCGTGACAGCGCAACCGACGCAGATAGCGGCTACGTTTACCTGGAGTCCAAAGGGAAGACCGGCACGCTCGGCAAGCAAATCTGTGCTGGCGGCGACTTCTCTGGTTCTACCCTGACCGCCACCGTTGAAACTCTCGGCAAGGTAGCCAGAGCTTGGCATCGTCAACACCTAGCAGCAATCGTTGAGTACGACCTGCCCTACGGCAACTGATCAACACGGCCCGCTTCGGCGGGCATTTATTAGGAGCCAATCATGTACCGCGCCTACATTCGCACCCACGATCAGAAGGTACTGGACGGCACCAAGACCGTTACTACCGACCGGGACGCTGCAGCCGCCGCTTTCGCGGCACTCGTAAACAGAACCGACCTCGACGGCCAGAAGCTTGCCGCTACCCTGTCCTATAGCAACCGACAGCTGGCCTTTCACCGGTTTGATCGCCCAGCCGGGGCAGTCGATTACTGGCGTGACAAGCTGGATGAAATCGAGTGGCCAGAGCACGGCGGCACGCGGGAGGGTGCCGGACGGAAAGCTGCCTCGGGCGAGCCAGCGAAATCACGGACTATCCGCCTTACTGACTCAGAGTGGCAGCAGCTCCAGGGGCTTGGCGGTGCGGACTGGATCAGGATGGCGCTCAAGCAGGCCCAGCCTTAGCCAAGCCTTGAATCGCGGTCGGTTTTCGCGCGCAGCGCTTGGGAGGGCCGACATCCCGGCATTGCCAGCCTGATCGCCCGCTAATGGATAGAGCGCAGGGCGGTATGGCTGGCGAATAGAGCGATTGGTTGTCTTGTTGCGCCTGGCCCTGAAACGCAAAAACCCGGATCAATGTCCGGGTTTTGTTTCGTCTGGGCGTGTTAAGTCACCCGCATGGGTGACAAAGCAAGCCGTTCGACGGCCAATCAAATTGTTATAGTAATGCTATAACGTAACACCAAAAATGTCAACGAGATAAGTTCTGCCTGGCGCGGTTCCACACGATCTGTGTCAGTTTGGCGACAATGGCGTCGTATTGACCCTCGTGAATGCCCATCCGATCGCGACGGAATCGCAGATCCGGCAGTTTCCACGCCCCTGCCGCGTCGATTTTCCCACGGTAGTGATTCAGCAGAATATCGCGCTCATTGAGAGAGCATCCATTAGTCACACGGTTTCGTCCGCCACCAAGTGAAATACGCATAGTGCCGTATGTGATCGATTTCTCAATCGCCATCACCAGTTTCAGGTCCAGTGCCTCGCCGCTCGGCTTGAGGTACTTGCAGGCATCGCATGGGTCGTCTTTTTCGTAGCACTCTGGGCACCGGTTAGCGCGGAAATTCCCCTCTAGCCCGGGCGACCGGTCACTGCCCGCCGTTTGGCGCTGCCACTTGCCCCACATTTCCAGCGCTTCAACTGCTTCAAAACCTGCGATTCGAGTTACTGCTGTGCTGATATGTTCCATTGCCCTATCCCCTATTTACAGTTCGCCACGCATCAGCGGCAGAAAATCATCTAGTCCAATAACTACGCGCCACTTGTCGCCATTCCGCCGGAAAGCGACTACCGGAACCTCCCCAGGCTCCGCAGCGGCCTCTACCTGTTCGCACCACTTCACGATTGACAGTGTTTCCCGGCGCTTTACCTCAATGCGGAATTTGCCTACCTGAGCGTCATCGCCCCCATCACGGGCCTGTCCAAGTTTGCGTTTAACCTCCATGCCTAACGCTTCAGACAGCAACTTGCAGAACTCACGTTCACCGGCAGCCCCCTTGTTTCGACTCATGCGACCGGTCATTGCATAGCTCTCCCAATACCAGCCGCAGAGCGAACAAGTGCATGGCGGACATATTCCGAGCGATCCTGTTCGGTCCCGCATGCCTGCCACGCCTCTAAAATAGCTCTGCCAATGTCGATTATTGGAAGAACTACCGCTAGACGCAGCGCGTCACTATCATCATCTAACGGCTGCCACGGAGTGCGTTTTGAAATAATAGGGTCAACAGGTGCAGGCTCAACAACTCTCATATAGCACCCGCCACCAGGCCAAGAATCGCACCATTCGAGCCTATATCCGGCAGCCTTTGCGGCTAGTTCCAGCATTTCACGTTCGGTTTCAGTCATTCGTCGCAACCCATTACAATACTGTCAGTCGGATGCCCGGTTCTGTAGGACGCCGCAGATTTCTCCATCTCGTGCCCGAGTCGCTTAACCGCCCATGCGCAAGCCTCAAGCGAAGCTGTCCGGCAGGTGTAACCATGGCCGAATGCTGATTGGTCATACTCTGCGCCATCGATAACAATTTCAGTTTCTGTGATCGTGACCTTCATGCTGCCTCCGCTCCTTGTGCCACTGGCTGCGCGCGCCACTGGCCGTCAACGATGTTGATCAAAGCCCGTTTGCCGGATGAATACTGCACGCAGTGCGTGTGCCGCCATCCTGACAGCCCCTGGTTGTATCCCATTTTCAGCAAACTGGATGTCCCGCACTGGTAGATACCATCTGCAATCCCTGGCGTATGGCTGTGCCCAATCACCATTTTTATGCCGGCGCGCGTGTAGCCATGCAGCGAGCCTCGTGCGCCGTTGATGCCCTTGTCTCCGTGCTGACTGTATTCCACGCCATCGATCTCGTAACTGTCCTCCGGAGCGAGGAACGTGGCCTGGCAGAAGTGCTTCATCAGCTTGGATGCCCAGTAGACCAACGGGTCCGCATGCCGCTGTTGAATAGCGGCCTTAACCAGCTCCAGCTTTGTTTCGTGGTAGATTTCTGCGTTCTGCAGATCCTGTGCGTTTCGCGCGTCCTCCAGCCACCGGTAAAAATGGCTGTCATGGTTCGAAGCAACAACTATCAGACGTGAGCCGGTTTCCTCTATGATCCTGTCGAGCAACGCCAGCGTTGTACCCAGCTCTGCAGCCACATTTCCGAATGATTTACCCTGGGTTGTTTCATGAAACAGCCTCACACGGTCGAAATAGTCGTTGTGGTGGCTGGCAGAATGGAAATCGAGTACGTCATGCAGGACAATCACCTCCGGCATTAGGGTTTTGGCAATGCTGTCATCAGCAAATATGGTTGCCTGCAGGACCGATGGATCATGACGAACGCCATGCAGATCACCCAACGCTAGGGCCTGGGCGTGGCTCTCGCGCTTCGCGCCACTTCGGCTGTATTTCCGGTCCAGATCAACAAATGATCCGTCCCTGGATGCGTTAATGTGCCGCGCGTGCCATGCATTGCCATCAATCTCAACCACAACCGCGCCAAGCACATGATGAAACTCCCCCTTTTTCCCGGCCTTGGTCTTGCTGTATACCGGCTGAGTCACGGCACCGGTTGTCATAACCAATTTTGACAACCCAGTAACACCTCTAGCGATGGACTCAAGGGCAATTTTCGGGTGACCGTAGATTGCCGACGCATCTCCAGAGAGATTTTGCATTCCAGATAGTGGACGCACGGCGGTTGGCTGGGTCGATACGTCCGCCATCAGGATCAGGCCTCGGCACAGCTCTACTCGATCGCGGATCATGTTTCTGGTCAGCATCGGATCAAACCAGTCCTCCGGACGCTCCATGGCGCTCGTTGGGTTACGGTAGCGAATAGGCACAACTAGCAGTTCTGCGCCGTTCTCGCGGCAATACTGGCGTAGCGATGCCAGAAATGGCTCATGCACCCGTGAGCCAGAGACCGCGGACGTCACGACGAAGCGGGAACCCGTCTTCTGTTTTGCGGTACGCCCAGCTATGGCCATGCTCTCCCTGAATGTCCTCCCGCAGTCTCGGCACTGGAGCCGCCTGGCGGCCCTGGCATGTATTCGATGCGGCCCTGTTGATCCGCAGTGTGTGCACTTCAGCCCATGTTCCACGTCATCCCCTTTCGTTTGGCCATCCCCATGGCCGGATTGTTACGCTTTTTCGCTGTACTCAAGCTCAAGGATCAATTGGAGGTAGTGGATGGCCTTTCTGACATCCTCCGCACCATTCTTGTTCTTGTGCCGACTAACGTACTTCACGACATTCCCCTGCATGTAATCGAGGCCATTTTTGGTGATGTACTCAATTGGCTGAATAACCATGCCTTTGTAGTGTTGGCCGCCTTCCTGCGTGTCTAGCGCAGACAATGCCGGGTACCGCCTCGCTACAGGCGCCGGTCCATTCGAGCAAACAACAAGATCAGGATCCTTCATCTCTCCCCCTATGCCGCCTTGCGGCTAATCTGTTCCGCTGCAGCTTTTGCCTCATCGGATGTTGAAAATTCGCTTATAAAATCCGGCCAGTCCCACAACTCGTACCTTGGCGGGCTGGCCAGCCGGAATCGAAGGATCTTCCACGACCCACAAGCCAGGCTCTCACCTGTTTTTGTCCAGTTCATTCCAGTGCCTCCTGAAAAAGGCGGAAAACAAGCGCCCCGGCAGCCTCTACCCGCAAAATTGCGCGGCCAGCCCCTGTAGTACGCAGCCACCAGGTTCTGGCATCGTTTTGATAGCGATGTTTTTGCAGGCGCTTAACCCTCTGGCGGTGTCTCATGGCGTGCCAGTCATCATGATGATCAGCGGTGAGAACACAATCATCAGGATCACGGCCAACGCGATGCGGTTGACTGTTTTGCGTACGCCAGCTCTTTTCATGCAGCCCCCTTAATTGTCAGCAGGCCCATTTCGCGCAACCGTCGCAGGGTCCTGATATTCGCCCGGCGGAAATACCACTCTTTTTCGCCTGGCTGCCAGTTGTGCTTTACTCGGCCATCAATAGCGTCATGACACGCTGAACACCCAAATCCTGACGATAGGTCATCGGCTTTGCGGGAAATGCCGTGAGATTCATCAGGCAGGTGGCAGAGCACCGTGGTTGACCAATCGCCATTGCACACCCCAGAAATCTGGAACGTGCATGGCTCCCCTGCAGCACTATTGCGAACGGCCTTTGATTCAATGCGGGTTGATGCTCGCTTGCCGGTACCCGGGGTGGAGCCTGGGCGCGGCACGATCTTTGATGGTTGATTCATGCCGCCCGCCTTTCGTCAATGTACTGGCGCGGATCAGCACTAAACCGGACACCGCGCTCGCTTCCGAATGCCTCAATCAGCACAATCATTTCATTCATCTGCTTAACGGTGAATTTGCTGGTCCGCTGGCCAACGATGACGAAGCCGTTTCCCTCGATGTTTGGAACGACCTTCGATTTAGCCAGGCCGGCCGACAGCAGGTCCTTGAACTCATCGGCGCTCATCTTGATGCCATGCCAGTCGGTCTGCTCTGCCAGCTCATTCAGTCGTACCCACATCAGGCTATTGGCCTCAGCGCTTCGCTTGCTCATCTTTTTGATGACCACCTGAATGGGTTCTTTCTCGCGGTCTACCAGGGCGCATGCAGATTCCCAAACCCGGGTCATTACGGGACGGAGGTCAGCGGAGCGTGAAACCACAAAAGTGTCTTGGCTCATGCTGCAGCCCCTCGATAGCTCGCCCATGCAAAAACCTTGTACTCGCAACCATCCTCGCGCAAGCGATCAAACAGGCGGTTACCCAAGGTGGCACGGACGCCTTCCAGGTCAAGGTTTGACAGGAAGATGGTCGGCTTGACGTTCTCATACCGAGTATTGATCACGTCAAACATGGAACGAGCCTCGGCGTCTGTGCCAGACTGAATGCCGACCTCATCAAGGATCAGCAGGTGCGGCCACGAATACAGATTAATGGCTTCACTCTCGCTCATTTCACTATCGAACGATTTGCATTCGCGGATCTTACGAACCATCCTAGCGACAGTCGTGAAGACGGCAGTTTTCCCGTAGCTCATGGCCATCAGCGCAATTCCGCACGCCAGATGAGTTTTCCCGGTTCCAGGCTCGCCAATGAAGATTGCGCAGCGGCCAGAGTGATGGCCATCAAACTCGGAGGCGTAGTCCCGGGCAAACTGCAAGGCCTCGCGCTGCTCATCAACCTGGGCGATGTAGCTATCCAAAAAGCGGTCACGGAACCGCAGCGGTATGCCCGCCTCACCGAGTTTTTTCTCCCAGCGCAAGACTTCCTCACGACGCTTCTGCTGCTCTTCACGTGCCTGGGCCGCTGCAGATTCTTCATCTGCGCACGTCGGGCATTTCGTCCAGATCCGGCCGAACAGGTTGCGACTTACATAGTCACCGTGGATATCGCAATGCACCGAGCGACCATCAGGATTCAGAATGGAATTTGTTTGCATCACAGTCTCCCGCTTTGGCCGTAGTTCTTCGGCAGTTGGTTGACCTTCGGCGTTGGTTGAGTGGTCTGAACTTTGGCCATCAGCCAGTCAGCAGAGAACCCCTGCCACCCGCGTTCAGCTGCGAGCCGGATTGCAGCGTCCAGCGTTAGGTTTGCCTTCTCCGCTTCGCGGGCAATGGCGTCCAGTGCTGTTTGCGTCAGCGGGGCTCGTTTAGCTTTTCGAACAACAAGGAAGTCTTTGGCGGCCTGTTCGTTAACGCCAAGGGCGATAAGATCGGAGACATTCAGCGCGGAGGCGCTTGCCTTAGTTTTTGGTTCTTTATGATTCTTGATGGTTCTTGATGGTTCGGGTGACATAGCTGTGTCACCCTTTCTGTCGTGGATGTCACCCTTTACGTCGCAGATGTCACCCTTTCTGTCGTGGATGTCACCCTTTTTCCCTTGCGACAAAATGTCACCCTTTTTTTCGAAACTGATTTCGCCACCAGCCAACCATTCAGGCGATATCTTGTATTCATTTGTGAGCCCGCGCCCACCTTTTGTGTCTGATGTGGGAATCAGCCAGCCAACATCAACCATCAGTTTCAGTTGCCGCTGAACGCTCCGATCTGACTGGCGTGTTTTTCCTGCCAGGGTGTCAACGGACGGGTAAATATGGGTGCCATCATCATGGGCATGGTCTGCTAGGGCCAGAGCCAGCAACATGATGCCTCCACCCTCTGGGAATCGCTCGAATACGGCGGTCATAACCTTGACACTCATGCTGCAGCCTTTCTGGTGACCCAAAGGCCAGCAATCCACTGAATGCCCTTCGGTGTGAATTTAGCCTGGTTAAATGCATGGCCAGCATCAGATGCACCGGCCTTTACCACAAAGCGGCCGGCATCAAGATGACGCGCATGTGGAGTAAGGACACCGCCAAGGCGGTACATAATTTCTTCATCAAGCAAGAACAGGCGAAACTCAGCTTCGTTGGCACCCAGTAGCTTACAAACTTCGCGAAATCCCCTGTTGCCCGTGCTTGACACATAGCGGTCAACGAACTCCACTGCAGGTTTCTGCTGCTCAATTACTGCCTCTTGCAGCTCGATGCGTTCTGCCTGTTGAGCGGCCAGCATCAGAGCTTGAGAGAATGTTTGTGGGATAGCATGGGTCGGCGCAGCAACTTGAGCTTCCAACTCTTGCCAGCGATCCACCAAGCGCGCGGTAAATTCTGGACAGAGTTGGGCAACAACCACGTAGCTGTCGCGCTTTCCAACGCGGTAAACCACTCCAGGGCGGCCTCCTTCGGACTTTTCCGTCGTTGACGTAAAAGTGATGACACCATTTTTTGCGAGGCGCTCCATCGCCACCTTGACTGTATCTGGGCGGCTCTCGACGATCTCGGCAATTTCCTTGCTCGACATCGTCATGTTGTTGTTGACTGGAACGAGTGTGTTTTGCATAATCACTCCAACGAACTTTGAAACCCGCCGAGGCCTGCCAGCCGATGAAGCGGGTTTTTTGTTGCCCGCTGTTCCTGGCCGCGGGCTTCACCGTTCTTGGGTGACGCTCCTTTTCGGCTTATGCTGTTGTCTCTAACCACAAACAGCGCCGATTGGAACGTCATGGACATTGCGTCAATTAGCTCCGCACTTACTGGACTTACAGCCACCTTCGACCTTGCAAAGACCGCTATTGCCGCACGAGACGAAGCGAAGCTCTCCTGTCTTCAAGAGGCTATGCAAAAGCGGATCATCGAAATCCAAAACCTTTCCATCCAACTGCTTGAGAAAAATTCGACGGCGCAGGATGAAGTGCATGCGATCAAAAGCGAGCGTCGCGAACTTAAATCCAAGATTGCCGACCTTGAGAGACAAATTTCTGAACGGCGTCATTACAGGCTTCATCAACTTTCCGACGGGGTGTTCATTTACGCGTACGATCCAACAGCTTATGACGCAACACCCGCTCACTACCTTTGCCAGCCCTGCATGGACAACGAATCGAAGAAAGGCGTACTCGCTTTGACGCCAAATAGGTGCTACTGGATTTGCCCGGTCTGTAACCACAAGTACGCAACAGGAGTCGCCCGTCCGGCTTTGCGCATTCCTTGAATCTAACGGTTCGCCATTGATCAAAATGGCGCGTCGAATTGCCTTTTCGATGCCAGCAATCGCCTTGCCGTGGTCAAGACTTAACGTGACGGTATACGACATAAACCTCCCCCGTTCTTGTGGGGATTTTTGTTGGTCAGTCATGCCAACAGCCCGCGCTGCTCTTGCTGTTTGCGTAACTCTTCCCGCACCTTCTCGCGTAAGTAATTCCTAAAAAATGCGGAATGACTAATGTCGTCACCGTTTCCAGTGAGCGATTGCAGGGCCATGTACTCCTCGGCGTTTAGGAGAACCTGTACCCGCTGATCTCTTAGGTCTGCCATTTCAAATCCCTATTGCGTAAGACCTACACATCTGATGCACAGGTGTGTGGACTAAAGTTTTTCAGTCACCTACGATTCGGTTGTGAGCAGCGCCCATTGTTCACATCCCCTGGAAGCCGGTAGGTTTCCCCGACCTGCCGGCTTCCGATCCTCAAACTCTCACTTTTAAAACCCATACATCAGGAGGCCAGATAAAAATGGCTCTGCCGGGTAATAATTCATAAACATCAACAGCGCAGCTGGATGCGATTTGAATAGCAACGGCAAGCTCCGGACCCGGCTCCTTTCTACCTGCTGCTAAGTGATCCAAATACGGCTTTTTCCGCGACACTCTTGCTGCAAAATCAAGCTTTTGAGTGCTAGTAAGCCCTGACCAATATTCAGAGAATTTCATACGTAAAAGATTACCCTATAGGTAACTTAAATGCAAGAAAATACCAGCATGTTTACCACTCAGAGCATTTACCTGTCAGGTAACCGCAACTACCATGTTGCAATGGCTATAACAAACGAACAGACCCGCGCAGAAAACTTGCTCTCCCTGCTGCCAGGCAGAGGAGATGCCGCTGAATTGGCTAGCCTGCTAGGGATCGAGGCAAACTACGTCAGCCGCATGAAGACTGGAAAAAAAGTTATCGGCAACGAAATGGCGCGACGAATTGAGGCCGCAAAGAATTTACCCCTTGGCTGGATGGATCAGCCTCATAGCGAGATGGCTGTCATTGCAAAAGAGCGGGAAGATGTAATGGGTCCCGATGCATTGGCAGAGAAGCTATCCCTGCTTGGTTCTGAAGAAATTCTTGAAGTGTTCCAGCGCGCGATGGCACTCAGAGACAAAAAAAACTCCTGACACTAATTCAGATAAGCCCGCTTCATGCGGGTTTTTTTGCGAACAAAATAAAAAATGGCAAATACATTTATATGAAAAGACATCAAATCATTTTGATTTTTTTTATTGCAATCCTTGCCGGATGCGAAGACAAGAACAATAGCGCCTCTCCAGAAAAACCGGGATTTGTAGTATGCAAAGAGAGTGACATCCAGGCTCATGAGATCGAAGGGGTCTCAACCGAGGATGGCGTGGACATTTGTAATTCAATAAAAGCAGCAAAAGGCGGGGCTGACCCTTCTGATTTTTTGTACAAGAAGTTGGCCAGCGCCGTTCTTGCAATGAAGATAAAAGGAAGCAAGGACCAACCAAAAGATATTTCGTACCAACTAATGAATATAGTGGAAGCTCGGGGCCAAATTAGCGACGACAAGGCCGCAGCTAATTCATTTGAGGTGGTTTTTAAAATGTTTAGCGCATGGAATGGCCGCATAACGCCGACGGATGTAAACATTTTCCTAAGGAGTATTGGGGATTCGGCTAAAAACCTGAGTGACGATGGCCTCACTAATATGATGGCGCTAGTACTTCAACAAAAGAAAGCCAAGGGAGAGTAAATGATAATTATAAAGCGCGCCAAGGTGCTAGCTGTTCTCGCTCTAGCATTGACCCTACCGTTTGCTGCCTACGCAAAGACGCCACGCCCCCAGCATAATCCACACAGGCAGGCGACCAACAAAGTTCGCCCAGATACTGGGTGGCGAACAACAAAAAGCGGACGGCATTTTAAAATTCACAGCTGACAGCTATGCACAAACTTCAGATAGCGGCTTCCATGTTTGCTTGTACTGTCATCTCATTTGCGGATGCGGGTGATATGCAATACCCGTCTATAGACGTTTCAGGGGTGGCGATAAACAACATTACAACGTCAATTTTGTTTGGCGTTTCTCCGAGCAAAAAACAACATCGACCACAAAAAAATTCCCAATCAGAGTATGTGAGCGTTGTTTGGAATCAAAGCAATGGTCCGGCAGCAAAGATTGTGCTTTCTGCAGGCGGTGAGGCGATACGGCCATTTCGGTGCGGATATGATTCTGAATTTTATTTTTGTGAATTTATTGCGGATCGTGAGCTACTAAAAGTCCCTGCAGAAATTGCATTTAATGTAAAGCCCAATCGATCGGCAAACATAGCATTAAGATCTATCGCATGGCGAGCACACGATGATATCCGTATCAAGCTGAGTAATTTTCCTGGAGCGCCACTAGAAAAAGATGACAAATCTGATCTAGATGCCATCCATTATTTAGATGCATCTATCCCCGGCTCTACTGGAAGCTTTCCAAGCGCCCCCGTACAAGCAAATTTAAAATTAAGAATATGTCGGACTAATGGATTAGCCGGGCAATGGGCGGGAAAAGTAGAGTTAATCGCCCCAATGGATTTCGCTCCGAGTCAGAACCATACGGAAAAAATGAGAATTTCCGTATTCAAGAAAGGCATAGTCTTTCGACAAGGGAACCCCTGCGCTGCTGCCAACGGCAAAATAACCGCGAACCCTGAAAATAGCGTGCTACCAAGCCCTGGAGACACCCTGATGTCTATAGACACTATCGGATGGCCAGATGGGGGAGGCAATCCGGTGAGCACAAACCTAGTTGCTACCGTGCTCAAGGTTTCTGTACAAAAATAACCACACAAGCAACGGATATGACCCCACACGACTTCCTGATGCACGACCGCAACATTGACGCCATAGCGCTGGAGAAGGCTGGGCTACCCGATGCCGCAGCGGTGCTGTACGAGGCGAACATCAAAGACCAGTTTGACGGCTCTCACCCATATGAACGACTGAGAATCATCTACAGCAAGCAAGGGAAGATTGAGGACGCTCTCCGGGTGTGCAAAACGTATATCGAGAGCAGCAAGACGCATGACCTAGCGCTGAAATCGAAGATGGCTGATTGGATTGCGAAACAAGGCCAGTAGAGCAACAGAATGAGACCGAGATAACAATGAGTGATCCAGAAAGTAGAACATCGCAGGTTCCACGAATTTCCTTTAAAGATGCGGTGCGATTTTTTGATGAAGTAGTTCCTAACTATGCTTGCCCGGCCTGCGAAAATGACGCGTTCTTAATCCATATTGACGCCCCATCAGAAGATGTTGATGCGGCACAGGGAATAACGTCGATACGTAGATCCGCATCTACCAATCAATTTAAAAATATTGTAACAACAGTAATTACACTGGAGTGCAGTAAATGTGGGCTGCTGCAAAATCATTCAGCGCTTGCAATTCGACGATGGCTTGACAAGCAAAAAGCGGAAGAAACCCCAAGGGAGGATGGCGAATAATGCCATACTCGATGCAGAACAATACTGAGCCTCAAAAGCCCAGGAAAGAACCAAAGTTCTCAGTGGTTCGCTCGCCCTTTGAAGGACAAAGAGAATTTGATAATGGGGAGGATCAACCCCATAATGAAGGCATGAGCACACCCGTTACGACAGATCTTCTCGACGCCAAACTGGAAACCATCGAAGCCAAGATGGATGCCAGGGTTCAGCGCATCGAAGGCCGGTGCGATCAAATAGACCGTGACATGCAGGACATTAAATCCGAAATGAAGAGCATGAAGTGGTGGATGATCGGCACGGGGCTGAGTGTTGTCTTGGGTATTGCTGCATTCAATGCGACAGTCCTAAGCAACATGGTGGCCTCCTTCGAATCAGGAAAGAACACCTCAGCTGCCCAGGCTCAGGTCATGCAACAAGTGAAAGATACCCAAGCACTACTGGATCAGATTAAGAAGCAACACCCAGCGCAGTAGTTTGAATGCATTCATAGCAACCCGCTCCGGCGGGTTTTTTGTTGTCCACATCCTGGGATGCGCATATCACCGCCAGATCAGCCCGCCCCACGCCCGTGGGCTTTTTTACATCGGCCCTAGCATCATGACGTTCCCTTTCGACCAAAAGCCCTTGTACCCCGGTTAGAGGCAAAGCAATAGACGCTATTACGCAACCATAGTGCGCCATTGCGCATATCCAATGATCGACAATTGGATATGGAATCCATTGCAGACCGAGTTAAAACACTACGCTTGGCACGGGGGCTAACTATGAAGGCCCTTGCCAGAATGGTTAGAGCAAGCCCATCAACGATACGCGACATCGAAAACGGCAGGAATCGTGCTACAACGAAGCTTTTGCAGTTAGCAAAGGCGCTGAGAGTGAACCCACAGTGGCTAGACACCGGCAAAGGCCCCCAGGCGCCGGTAGTGCCAAACGAAAGCACTTATATCGCGGCAGAATCAATTGAGGACCTTGCAGACAAGCTGCTGGACAAGGGCCCGGAGGACATTGCAGAGCTAATAAAACTGATAGTAGAGCGCGGCAAACGTTGATTTATATCAATACCTGTAAAATGGTCATTTTTTCGACTATTTTACAAGTATGAACCTCTATACGCCCGCGATCCTATCAAAAGTCCCGGCACTGCAGGTGTACACGGCCCTGGAGTTTGTTGGACACTTCCCGATGACTCGAGAAGAGGATGATTTACGTGCATGCCTGTTGGGCCTGCAGCACCTGCTGTTGCCCGGGGTATCGATTATCGTTGCCCTATCCGGGCCTGGTGAAGCCGCTCGGAGTTTTTCAAAAATACTGAATGTGAGCTGGCCGGAAGACTGGGTTATTGAGTACCTGAATAATGGATATGCGAGCATTGACCCTGTGCACAGGGGTCCGCTAGATAAGCCAATTATCTGGTCTGAGGCATATAACTCCCTCGACCAATCCAATCGGTCGCATCGCAGGTTCCTCGGAGCCTGTGCGCTACACGACATGACTCATGGCTTGTCATTTATTCATGACTACGGTACCCACCGGGTAATTTTGTCGTTCGCAGGAATCGCAACCGAAACAGATCGAGATATTCAAATTGTACTGACAATGGTTCAGCGCCACCTATGCGCAGCAGCATCCAGAATCATGGGCCCCCGCGACCTCCTTCACACGCTCTCAAATATCGACCGGTCACTAGTTACCAGCTTGGCAGAGGGCCTGCGCGATAATGAAGCGGCCGAAAAAGCCGGGCTATCAATCAGAACTGCCCGTAGAAAAATCAAACAACTCGTTGATAGATATGATGCAAACACCAGGGCTGGACTGATATACAAGCTCATGCGCCCTACTCTTCATTAGCGTAATGCTTCTCATTCCTGCTCGAAAATTGGCAACTTGTTCGCCTTACATTGCCGATGTCATTTATGTCATCCTTTTAACTCCATTAACTCTACTGCCCAGATCAATTATGGACACCGATAATGCAAACCCTGAGCCAGGTAAAAATATCTTGGCTGAGCTCCGCGTGACTCTTACCGGCGATCACAAGATAGAAGTTATGCAATACGGAGAAGTGAGAACCCTTCTTGCTGCGTTAAGACTACAAACAACCATACCTGCCATCCACTAGTCCGTAGGCCCGACCGGGCCTACTCTGCCAGCCGCGTCTTTCTGATGCCCTCATGGGTAACCAAAAAAGCAACAAATTACCTATCAGGTTATTTTTATCTTGCCATATGTTTACCTTGTGGGTAATCTTACTCCATCAGCTCAGCAACACAGAGCACCGACCTTTAACAGCCTAGAGAGATCAGTAGCCGATACGGCGCATAGCGCGCCCCTTAGGCCCGGCCTCAGATATAGCCCCACGCCGGTGAAGTGGGAGCAAGTCAGGTAAAGCAATTACCTGTGACCAGTGGACGAAGCGATGCAGGCAGAGAATGAAACTGGAAAACGCCGAGCGACAGCGGCGAGTCGACTGAAGAAATCGCCTCCTGGAAATCACAGGAGGCACATTGAAGCGTCGGCGTTGATGGTGAAATGCCCTTACCACGGGACGGAGGCTTATGGCCTAGCTGGTTCGACTCCAGCACGCTTCAATGTGATAAAACCGGGGAGCGGCGTCCGGAACACAACGGCTGATTATGTAGCACCGGTTACCGCAATATCGTTAGCGGCGCAGCGATGGTCGAGAGATTCGCGACAAGCCGGGAGAGACCGGCCCCAACGGAAAGCGCCATGGCAGATCAATGCATGATGACGCTTTCCGATGGAGTACATCTTGGTTATTACACCGCCCGGCCACATGCCGGGCACTTTTTTGGAGTGAGGCATGAACGAAATTGCAACGCTTGAATGCGGTGAGATAAAAGTATCTGCACCGCTCCCTCGCATCGAAAGGCTTATCGCAGGTCTGTTTCATGCGGATGAGCAGACCCTTGCAGCGAAAACGGTCAGCGGCGTCGTGCTTCACGAGGGAGAGGTTTACGCCGGGCTGGTTTTTGACGCAGAAACCGGCGATCCATCACATCACCTGGTGCTACTTCCCGGGGAGGTCACCGGAAACTGGCAACAATCGCTGGACTGGGCGCAATCGATCGGCGGGCATCTCCCCACAAGGCAGGAGCAGGCCTTTTTGCGTGCGCAGCTTAATCGGCTGTTTGAGCCTGCATGGTACTGGTCTGGAGAGCAGTACTCGTCCGACTATGCCTGGGTTCAGGACTTCTACGATGGCAGCACGGACTACGGCCGTAAGGACTATGAGGCGCGGGCACGCGCCGTCCGCAGAGTTGCCTATTCACCCCTTTAACAATTTAACCCGGCGCAGCCGGGTTTTGCTTTTGGGAGTCGGAAATGATCAACAAGCGACTGATAAGCGAGCTGGACGGGATTCGGTATCGCGCAGAGAAAATTGAGCGCCTGATAAATCGCATGGGCATGAGCAATGGCGACGGGTGCGAAGACATTGACGCCGAGCTGGCCTGCCAGATCAGCGCCATGCAGTCCGATGCAATCGGAATCGGCACGATTTACCACGGTGAGGGAGCGATTCTGGAGCAGGCATCATGCTGATCAAGCTCTGCCCCAAGAACGGCGATTACGAGCCGATGATACAAGAGCTCCGCGCCCTTCGCGACAGCGGATTTACTGTGAAATTCGTTAGGGAGGAAGCGGAATGCTCACAAGAGGAGAAGCCGCTGGCATCGGCTGCCTGATTATTTTCTGCCTCGCCATATACGGCGTGGCATGCATCGCATCGGAGGCATTTAAATGGGTACAGTAGAACAGCGGAAATTCTGGCACTTCATTGCAGTCGGCACGTTAACTGTCGCCCTGATTGTTGCAGTGGTCGTGGCGGGGTGGCAGCCATGACCCCACGCGAGCACTTTGATGCCACGGCAAGCGATCTGGACGTTATTAACGAACTTGACCAGCCGGAAGACACCGTGTTGCTAGCTGAATTGCTTTCCTCTGCTGGCGACGAGCTTAAAAGTCGTCGCGTTGCCAAAAAAATGCGAGATGCCGCGGCTGAACGCTTTTCCGAGCGAGAGTGCCAACACATTGCTCAATCTAACAACGAGCACATGCAGGCGATCGCATGAAAGCCGCTCAAATAAAAGATTACGCCGAACGGGCAACCATGGCGCTACTTTACGACCAAGGCGGCCCGATCCGGCTGAATGTTCCGCATATCCGCCGGGCGAGAAAAAAGCAACGCGAGCGCGACGTGGTTGAAGACATTCTTTTTGAACTAAACAAGGCCGCATAAGCGGTCTTTTTGTTTGGAGTGAGCATGCTTAAATCAGACAGCATTACCTTGGTCGCAGCGGCGTTGGTACAAGCCCGCCGCGACGTTGGCATCGCAATCAAGAATGCGGCCAACCCGCATCTTAAAAATCGGTACGCTGACCTTGGTGCCGTAATGGATGCAATCGGCGGTGCGTTAGGTGATAACGACCTTACGCCGTTTCAAACGCCGGACCCATCCGATGATGGAAAGCTGCACCTTACGACAATCATTCTGCACAAATCTGGCGAATACATTGGCGGCGAAATGGTTATGCCGATCAGCAAGCAAGACCCTCAAGGATTTGGCTCGGCTTTGACCTATGCGCGACGTTATGCCCTCGCCGCCGCATTGAACGTCACCCAGGACGATGATGATGGAGCTCGTGCAGCCGCCTGGCGTGAAGAGGCAGCCAATCAGCCAGCTCACGACTCGCAGATTACGCAAATCAATACCCTTCTGTCTGAGTACGGGCGCACGTGGGAGCAACTATCCGACGTGTATCCATCGGATCATCGCTACAAGGGGAAGCCGCTTGAATCAGTAACAGCAGAAGACATGGCGACCATTATCAAGTTCGTAAGGGGGAGATTAGATGCCACGGACAAACAAACAGCTTAAAGATGATTTAACTCGTCTCACACTCGGCAGAATGGGATTCGATGGCTCACGTGTGGAGCAAGGCTCAGACAACTGGCATGCCATGCGATTTGGCGTAATTACAGCGAGCCGCGCAAAAGACCTGATCGCCAAGGGCGAAATGCGAAAAACGTACATGGCAGAGCTGATGGCACAGGTCGAAATTGCTGAGATAAAGGACGGCGGCTGGAAGCAGACAGAATGGGGGCACGAGCATGAAGGGTCGTGCGTGGGCCTCCTTGGATTTGAGCTGGGCGAAGCAGTCGAGCAGATTCCGTTTGTCTACGCAGACGACAGCATGCGTTACGGTTGCAGCCCTGACGGACTGGTTGGGGACCTGTCTGGCGTAGAGGCCAAGTGCCCGTTTGATCCAGCCGTTTTCAATAAGTTTGTGGCCTGGGGTGACATCAAGCCGGAGTACATCGCCCAGGTGCAGTTCAGCATGTTCGTAACTGACCGCGAGACCTGGCACTTTGCCTGCTACCACCCGAAAGTCACGAACTACATGCTTCACAGCCAGTTGATTGAGCGCGACGAAAAAATGATGGCGACGTTTTCCGATGCCATTCCCGCATTTATTCACGAAATGGACCAGCGGCTCGCCAAGCTTGATTACACCTTTGGCGATCAATGGCCGCATCCAATTGTCATGAGAAAGGCTGCATGATGGGAGCCGCTGAAAACCTTCCAGCCCTGCTGCTGGACATCACCCCCGACAAGGCCCCCGCAGTGTACCAAGGAAAGGGCCTTGATTCATTTTTCGAGCACATCAAAGAGAGCGTCAACGAGGTGCCGGATGTCAGCACCGCAAAGGGGCGCGCACGCATCGCGTCTCTGTCTGGCCTCGTGTCTCGCAGCAAGACTGCAGTTGAGAAACCTGGGCGCGACTACCTGAAACAGATCAAAGAGCTCCCCAAGCAAATTGAGGCGGAGCTTCGCGATTTCTCACAAAAATGCGACGCCCTACGTGACGAGGTGCGCCGGCCACTCACCGAGTGGGAAGAAGAACAGGAGCGCATAAAGGCAGAAGCAGAGGCGGCGGAAGCTGCAGAAGCGCTTGCTCATCAGATTGAATCCGATCACGAAATAGCAATTCTTCTGAACCGTGAATACGACCGCCAATTAGCCGATCGCCGCCAGGCGGAAGAACAGGCAAAGATAAAGCACGAGGCGGAAATTGCCCGAGCCGCCGCCGAAAAGGCGAAGCAAGAAGCGGAAGCCAAGGCTCGCGCAGAGCACGAGGCCGCACTTCGACGCGAAGTCGAAGCCAAAGCCGCTGCCGAACGTGCAGAGCGAGAACGTGCCGATGCTGAAGCCCGGGCTGCGCAGGCGAAGAAAGATGCCGCAGCGCAAGCAGAGCGGGCAAAAGCCGATGCTATCGCCCAAGAGCAGCGACGGGTAGAAGTCGAACGCCAGCGTGCTGCCGATGAAGAAGCTGCACGCGCTGCTGACGTTGAGTACAAGAAGCGCATTAACAACGAAGCTCTTGTGGATCTTGCCGAAGCAACAGGGCTAACCGCAGACGCGGCAAAACTTGTTATCTCATCAATCGCTCGTGGCCACATTCGCCACATTAACATCACATATTGAGGATCTGTCATGCATCTATCCGGAGTGGCCCGTCTTGGCCGTGACGCCGAAGTCCGCTACACCCAGCAGCAAGAGCCGGTTGCATCGCTCGCACTGGCGTTTGATTTTATGCGGGGGAAGGAAAAGCAAACGCAGTGGGTTGAGGCCAGCCTATGGGGAAAACGTGCCGAGTCACTGCAGCAGTACCTGTCAAAAGGCGAACAGTTCTACTTTTTGCTCGAAGCCCCGCATATCGAGACCTACCATGGCAAGAACGGAGAAGGTTACAAAATGGCGGCCAGAGTGATCGACATTCGTTTCGTAGGGAAGAAGGATGAGGCGACAGGTCAGCATGCCTCGCAAAGCAAACAGCCTGACCCGCCCCGCCGCCAGGCATCTCCGCCCCCACAGCCGCCGGCAGACATCGATGACGATATCCCTTTTGCGCCAATCGGCCTAGAACATCGTTCCATCCTCTACTGCATCTAACCACCCCGCCCAGTGCGGGGTTTTTCATGGACACCGATTATGTGGTTCAAACAACTATCGTTTTACATCCTGGGGAATGCAGTCGACCAGCAGGCGCTCGCTGATTCGTTGTCCAAGTCGCCATTTCAGCCCTGCACGGGGTTGAGTTGGTTCAGCGAAGGCTGGATGCCACCGGCAAGTCACCTGGACGGGCCGGTATTCAGCGCGCGCAACTGTCTGCTTGTATCGCTCAAGCGCGAGGATAAAGTTCTGCCAGCGTCCACTATTCACGATGCCGTCGAAGAAAGAGTCACCGAACTGGAGCAGCGAGAGCACCGCAAGGCTGGGCGCAAGGAAAAGCAGGCGTTGAAAGAGCAGATCACTGATGATCTGTTGCCACGGGCTTTTACCCGGGCCAGCCGAATGACGGCCTATATCGACAATCGTCGCGGCCTTGTGATGATCGAGAGTGCAACTGCAAACAAGGCCGAAGGACTGATCAGCAAGCTGCGTGAGGCCTTACCACCCTTCCCGGCCGCATTACCGCGCACAAAGCTGACACCGTACACGGTCATGACAGACTGGCTGGCCGCAGGCGAGGCTGGCGGCCGTTTCGAACTGGATTCGGAATGCGAGCTGATGGATAGCAGTGAAAACGGGGCAACGATCAACGCTAAGCGGGCAGATCTGACCGCCGATGAAATCCGGTCGCACATTGCCACCGGCAAGCAAGTCACAAAACTCGGGCTGATCTGGAATGAGCGCATCCGTTTTGTGCTAACCGACACCCTGCAGCTGAAACGCATCCAGTTTCTGGACGTTTTGCAGGACGAAGCCAGCCAGGCCGGAGACGACAGCGCCAGCCTGTTCGAAGCCACATTCACACTGATGAGTGAAGAGCTGGGCGAATTAACCAACGAGCTGATCAGCGTATTGGGAGGGATCGAAACTACGTGACATTGCAACGGCGAAAATGGACGTTTCACGCCATGAAAAAACTGTACGGAGGATTGAATGGACAACAGCGAACACACACCGGAGCTGATGGCCCGACTGCTCGCAGAGAACGCGAAGCTGCACCAGCAGGTCGAGTTACGAAACACCCAGATCGGCAGTCTGAGCGCTGATTTGGCGCAAGCTACCGCACAAAAGCAGGAGCTTGAGGAGCGAAACGAAGCCCTTGCTCTTGACCGAGACAACTGGAAATCCCGGGCCGTTGCCTGGACGCCGGCAGCAGCATAAATCTAAACAGCCCCGCCCGGTCCCTCACCGGTAATCATGCGGCAAACAGACGTCACTCGACAAACGTGCGCTGGGGCTTAGAGACAGAATGCCAAAAAATTGGACATGACAATGAAAAATGCAATCGCAGCAGAGGTTGTACCTACAGTTATCGGAACCCCGTTCGAAGGTGGCTTCTTCGCAGGGCTTTACAAACAAGGCGACGAGACCCGCGCCCTGATCGTCTCCGGCAAAGACGGTGAGGTTGACGATGTCGAGTGGGGCGAATACGGCCAGGACATCACCGGCGCAGGCAGCTACACCGATGGTCTGGCCAACACCAAGGCCATGGCCGAAGCTGGTAGCGAGCTGGCCAAGCAGGTGCTGGCGCTGGAAATCGGCGGCTTCAACGATTGGGCCATTCCGGCTCGTGACCAGCTGGAAATGCTCTATCGCCATTTCAAGCCGACCACGCGCACAAATTCGTGCACGTTCCGCGACGGCGACAACCCTTCCAGCCTTCCGGCCGGTTACCCGTACACGGAGCCCACACCGGCGCAGACCGGTATC